CATGCTATATGAACAAATGTTTGTAATAAACAACTAATAAAAGAGAAAGCCCCAATTAAGGGGCTTAATCTCTACTTTCCTTCTAATGTAGTTACACGAGTGTCTATTTGAGAGACCAAATTAAACACGTCGTCTATTGTGTATTGATTGTGAGGTGTAGGTGCAGGAGCAGGCGGTTGCTGTCCTGCCATAGTAGCTAGGCGCGCTATGTTATCTATCTTAGGCTTACCAAGGTCATTGAGTTGTTCGATAGTGTCACACATATCTCCAACCATACGATTGACTTGGTATGATTTAGCACCAAACTTACGAGTTTGACGTTCAAATGCACCTAAGTGTAGGTTTACACCTAATTGAGTACCTGGTAGTTGCCAGAAGTTTGGCACTACAGATGTTACGTTACCGTCAGGCATATTAATGCCTCCTTATCTGTTAATTAACGAGTAATGAATACAACTTGAATGTTATAATCAAAGAACCCAAAAAGACCGGGGGTATGTGTATATATAGCTACCTATCAAAATACTATAATTTTTTGTTGTAAATAACCTGGGCAGACTCTACATTTTGGATTATAAAGGGAGTATGTTATGACTATTACATCAAAGGATTTATCTGGTCCAGAGGCTTATACTGGAGTTGCTCGAACTGAGCATGAGAATAAACAAAAGAAGATAGATGAACTTCAGGCTAGAATAGATAAATTAAAGTTTAAAGATGTTAAAAAGAAAAGTAAGCAAAAGAAAAATAAATAGTATATATAATATAATATATAATATATATATATATAATATACTGCATTAGTCTGTGGGATGTATCTTGTGGCAGCTGAAATAGAATCTTTAAAGAATCGTTCATTAGAAGAATTAGAAAAATTTTTAGAAAGAATGTCTAAAGATGAAAGGCTTGCTGGTCCTATGGATTCTTATCCTATGGTACTTATTGAAGTAGATGGAGATATATACGAAATACCAGAGCCTGTTAATAATCTTTTAAATAGTATCTATCGTATGTACAAGAAAGCAGCAAAGGAATCCAACAAGAACAAACTATTATAGCAATATGGATTTTAGAAAGATAAAGGGGGTTAAGCATTATGTATATGACAGCAAGGAAGAACTTTGGCAACACCAAGCTCATATTGATGGAGAGAGATATAGTAATATAAAAATTATAGATGATTGGAAAGAAGGTAAGGAGGGAGACTGGGTTATGAGTGACGATAACAAAATAGTCCAGTTATTGAAAGTTAGTGAGTCAATAAAACATCCTAATGACAGACCTAACTACACACACAGTAATGGATATGTTAGAACCATTGTAGGTACATTCCTGCGTAATGAGAAGACTCAGATGGATACAAATTTTGATGAACATCCTAATAGGTACACATTCTCAAAAAAAATTATAAACACCAATGATAGAGTAAAGGAACGTAAAAATCCAACAAATAAAGAGAAAATATTTGCAACGACTGTAGCTGTGGGAACAGACGCAGTTAAAGCTTATATGGATGCTTTTGAAGAAGAAGACAAAGACAAAGCCAGAAAAAAAGCGGTAGTTCTACTAAAACAGAGGAGAGTTATGGAAGAAATCGAAAAAAATGTAAAAGATGTAGCTAAGGCTCTAGGAGTTAGTCACGACTATATTCTTAGTTCTCTAAAGCATCTAGCTGACCATAGTGATGACCAGAATATTGCATTACAATCACTTAAAGAACTTGGCAAAGCTATAGGCACATTAGGCGGTCAAGTTAAAAGAGTAGAAACAGGCGTTGTCGGGATGTTCCAAGGATTTAGCCCTGACCAACTACAAAGTGCTAGGAGGCAAATCGAGGGAAAAGAGGAGGTCTAACTTGGATGTCAGAAAAGATGCGGATGGCAATATAATTGCTTGTCCTCACTGTGGTGCTAGAGGGATAAGAAAAGATGGGTTTGATTATAAAAAATCCCACAAGAAGCAGAGATATAAGTGCAATGCTTGTGGAAGAAAAACATTAGCACCAGCAATAATTAATAAATCTCCATTTTCTCAAGAAGAAAATACTACTCCTGAGAATCTTCCTATAGATTACTTAATAGAGAACAGGAAGAAGAATTTCAAGCAAAGGGAGAGATGGAAGCAGTCAAGAAAGCTAATTAATATTAGCATAGATATTGATGGTCCAATAGGGATAGCACATTTTGGAGACCCTCATGTTGATGACGACGGAACAGATATATCGCAAGTATTGATGTACACAGACTTAATCAATAGAACCGATGGGATGTTTGCAGGCAATCTCGGAGATTTACAAAACAACTGGGTAGGCAGGTTAGTCCACTTATATGGTCAGCAAGGAACATCAGCTAAGGAGTCATGGAGACTAACTGAATACTTTGTTAATAAGCTTAATTGGATATATCTAATAGCTGGCAATCATGATGTGTGGTCTGGAGAGGGAGACCCTTTAGATTTTCTAATGCGTGACCATGATGGTGTTTATGAGAAATGGGGGGCAAGAATGAATCTTACCTTTCCTAATGGTAAGGAAGTAAGGATTAATGCTAGGCACTTCTTTAAAGGGTATTCTCAATGGAATACTGCTCATGGAGTTGCTAAAGCTGCTCAAATGGGATGGAGAGACCACATTCTTACTTGTGGTCATATTCATGTTTCAGGATACCAAGTATTAAAAGACCCTGCATCAGGTTTAATAAGTCATGCTCTTCAAGTAGCATCATTTAAAATAATGGATAGTTATGCAGATAAGATGGGTCTTGATGATAGAAATGTATTTAATTGCCCAGTAACAATTATTGACCCAAGATGGGAAGATGATGATAATAGATTGATTACAACTATTTTCAATCCTGAAACTGCTGCAGAATATTTAACATACCTAAGGAGTAAATAATGGACTCAATACTATACTACACATGGGAGATGTTCACCAGTCTGGAAACAAATGCTTGGTGGTTGATGATGTGTGTATTCACATTCACCTGCATTACTTTTATAGTGACCAATGTCATGATAAGAAAGTCTATTGAAAAAATAGAGAGAGATATTACTGACATAATGGAAGAACTTTTGGAGGAGTAATGCCTACACCTTTCATGTGCCATGAGTGTGATAGTACTACTATGAATATTGATGGCATTTGTGATAATTGTGTCGAGCCAACTACGGCAGACGAATATAACAAGGAGTATCATGAGCAAGAAAAAGAGAGGGAAACCCACAATAGCAGAAATCGTTCAAGCGATAATTCAGTTACAGGAAGCTCAGAACAATCTGATAGAATGGTTAAACAATCTTCAAAAGAGATTGGAGTTAGTTGATAATACTTTTGGTGCTTATATTAGTATGACAAAGATTGAAAAGAAGCTCACCAAATATATTGAAAAAGAGATAGAAAAGCGAAAAGATGAAGATGTAGCAGAATCCGCACAAAAAGATGGCGAACATAAACAAAAATAACGTAAGCGAAGCAGAAGAGTCTTTATTATTAGCTAGTAAGGACTTGATTGCTTTTGGAAAGTTATTTCTACCAGATGACTTCATGAGGAGTGAAACGCCAGCTTTCCATTTTGAGATGGCGGATGCTATTGATGACATGAGTTGTAAACAACTTGCTGTTATTTTACCAAGAGGTCATGGTAAAACTGTTCTCACGAAGGCTAGTATTATAAAAGACTTTTGTTTTTTAGATACTGATATGCATTTCTATGCTTGGGTGTCTGCTACTCAGAGATTGTCTGTAGGTAATATGGATTATATTAAACATCATTTTGAGTTTAATGACAGATTGATATATTATTTCGGAAAATTGAAAGGGAGGAAATGGACTGAGGAGGATATAGAGTTAACTAATGGATGTAAACTTATTAGTAAAAGCAATGTTGCAGGAATCAGAGGAGGAGCAAAACTCCATAAAAGATACGACCTCATTATTCTCGATGATTTTGAACATGAACAAAATACAATTACCCAAGACGCAAGAGCGAAGAATGCGAATCTTGTCACAGCTGTTGTTTATCCCGCTCTTGAGCCTCATACTGGAAGGTTACGGGTTAATGGCACTCCTGTACATTATGACTCTTTTATTAATAATCTTCTTACTAGTCATGCAAAAGCTAAAAAAGGAGAAAAGGATTTTGCTTGGAAAGTGATTACATACAGAGCTATTAGGTCAGATGGGACTGCTTTATGGGATAGTTGGTTTCCATTGAAGAAATTAGAGGAAAAGAAGAAGTTCTACAGAGACTCAGGTACTCCTTCTAAATTTTATCAAGAATATATGATGGAGGTAATGAGTGCGGAAGATGCAGTATGGACATATCAACATATACAGTACTATGATGGATTTTTTGAAAGAGTTGACTCTCAAAACTACATTAGTATTGATGGGGAGAGGCTTCCTGTTAATACTTTTACTGGGTGTGACCCTGCCACTGACATTGATACTAAAGAGTCTGACTTTTCTGTTATCATGGCTGTTGCGGTTGATGTCAATAATAATCTTTATGTTTTAGACTATGAGAGACATAGAAGTATCCCAACATTGGGTGCTAAGGATAAAAAAGGTGAAATAATAGATAAGAAGGGTGTTGTAGATTATATTATGGAACTTCACGAGAAATATCATTGTACAAGTTCTACTGTGGAGGATGTAGCAATGAATAGGTCAGTCTTTCAAGCACTAAATGATGAGAGGAGAAGACTTAATAAGTTCAATATTTCCGTTATTCCAGAGAAACCTGGGGGGACTCAGAAGAGAAATCGTATTTATAGTGGTCTTTCTGGTCGCTTCTCTCTAGGCGCAGTATATATAAGAGAGAATCAGTTTGATTTAATTAACGAAATAGTTACATTTGGACCTAGAATGGCTCATGATGATACCATTGAGGCACTTTATTATGCGAATTTATACGCATTTCCTGCTAATTTATCTCAAAATAAAGAGAAAAAGTGGTATAAAACTAAGAGAAAAGCTAAAAGTTGGGTTGTTGCTTAATGTTATCTGCTTAAATTGCACAGGAGATGAAATGATTAGTATATCTCAGATGAAATCATTAGTCAAGGATACTTGTTCGGTGTTAGGGGACAAATATGCTTCAGACGATGCTGTTAATTTAGTATTGGCTACTGGTATTGTTGAGAGTAGATATGAATATATTAAACAAATGGGAGATGGTCCAGCTAGGTCGTTTTGGCAAGTAGAGGCTGCTACTGCAGTAGATAACCTAGCTCATTATCTAAAGCATAGACCAGGACTAATGGCGAAATGTGCAAAAGCTAGTGTTGTTGATTTAAAGCACTGGCAGGACTTTGATGAGAAGAAATGGGAGGAAATTTTAGAAAAGAACATAGCTGCAGGTATTATTCATTGCCGGTTGAAATATTGGAGAGTTCCTAAAAAGATGCCTAGCAGTATAGAGGGTCAGGCTGATTACTGGAAAAAATATTACAATACAGAGGGTGGAAAGGGAGACCCTGAGCATTTTGTTGAAGCTTGTAAGAAATATCTAAGATAATGGCAAAAAGAGGTAGAAAAAAGAAAGCTGATGTCGTAAGAGACCTATGGAAGAAGACTAATACATTCCATAGGAGAAAGTGGTATAATGATAGTCAGCAGGCTGTAGACTTTTATTTAAATGACCAGCTCACTCAAGACGAAGTAGATTCATTGCAAGAGTCTGGTATGCCAGATTTTATTATCAATAGGATAACACCAGCTATTGATATAATGAAATACTTTGTTACGGCTAATAATCCTAGATGGCAGGCTATAGGAGTAGAAGGTAGTGATTCTGACATAGCTCATGTTCATGGTGCTGTATCAGAGTATTGTTGGCATTTATCTGGTGGAAAATCATTATTTGGTCAAGTTATCCACGATTCATTAACAAAGGGAATTGGATACTTTGCTATTACTGTTGATACTGATGCTGATAGAGGTAAGGGGGAAGTGATATTTTCTACTGTTGACCCTTATGATGTATATGTTGACCCTACTAGTAGAGACCTTTTCTTTTCAGATGCTAACTATATGATTATTCAAAAGAATATGTCTAAAGAAGCTTTGAAAAAATTAATGCCTCAATATAAGGCTAAGATTACAAAATGCACCGGAACTCCCGAAACAAAGCAAACATCTAGTAGAGATAAAAATGCAAGTTATTCTATCCAACACGCAGATATTGATTTTGCAGATACATTTAGAGCTGACACTGCTGAAAAAGATGATATTATTGATTTTTATGAATGTTATGAAAGAGTAAAAGTACCATTTGTTAATGCTATTATTAAGACCCCTCCTTCTCCAAATGAAATGAAGCAAATTGAAGCAGAAATTCAGAAAGAGCAAGAAAGGATGCAAGCTGAACTTCAAGTGTCTTTAAAAGAGCAATCTTTAGAATTACAACAAGCTGTCCAGTCGGGAGATATGATTCAGGAGAGAGCTGAGTTGGAAATGCAAAAATTAGAAGAAGAAGCTCAAATGAAATTGCAGGAAATGGCAAACAGTATGGAAGCTCGCCTCATAGAGGCGAAAACATCAACGGAAACCATTATTATGGAGAAAGTTGTGTTTGATAGTCTTCTTGAAGAAGAGGTATATGCTGCTAATGTAATAGATTTTGAAATATTTAATCAACAAAGGATAATGCTTACTTGTGTAGCTGGAGATACATTTCTATACGAACAAAGGTTATCAATAGACAATTTTCCGTTAGTACCAATATGCTATACGCATACAGGAACGCCATACCCAATGAGTGCCGTTACCCCAATGATTGGGAAACAACGAGAAATAAATAAAGCACATCAAGTTATGTTGCATAATGCGAACCTTGCTTCTAACCTAAGATTCTTATACACTGAAGGTTCTATTGATGAGGAAGAATGGGAACAGTACTCGTCTGCTCCTGGGGCATTATTAAAGTACAGGCAGGGATTTGAACCTCCATCAGCTGTGCAACCTATACCTATTAACAGTGCTTTTTATACCATTACTCAACAAGGTAAAGAGGATATTGAATACATCTCAGGTATAGCATCTCAGATGCAGGGAGTTGGTGAACCTCAACATGAAACTTATCGTGGTATGCTGGCGTTAGATGAATACGGTACTAGACGTATTAGGCAATGGACAAATAATGTTGTGGAACCAGCACTTGAACAGCTGGGTACGGTATTTATGCAAGTAGCTCAAGTTGTGTACAATGCTAATAAAGTTTTTAGGATAGTCCAGCCAGAGGCTGGTCAATCTGATGCAGAAGTTCAATCCGTAGAGATTAATATCCCAGTTTACAATGATTATGGAGAGGTTATTAAGAGATGGAATGACTATGCAAGTGCCAAGTTTGATGTCAGAGTAGTAGCAGGGTCTACTCAGCCAATCAATAGATGGGCATTAATGGATGAATATTTTAAATGGTTCGAGGCTGGTC